TACTACATGAAGGACAGTCAGCGGTTATCTCTGATATGTTTGTTGACAATGTTGTACGCTATATGGTTGTCAACGCTTCCCGTGGTTTCGGTAAGTCAGTCTTAGGGGCCACTGCTGCTATGTTAGCAGTACAAGAACTTATTGACCTTCCAGCAGAAGTACCTAACAAGAATGTAGCTATCATTGCGCCTACTTATGCACAGGCTGTAGACATCTACTACCCTATTGTAGCCTACATGCTAGGTGGGGAAGAAGCCGCTATCAAGTCCAGCAGGGTAGCGGGTATGTTTTGGTTCCCTAACAATGTAACCCTTAAGATTTGGTCCTATGAGGCCATTGAGCGTATGCGTGGTAGTGGTCAGTACTTTGTTGTAGCCGATGAGGTCTGTTCTTGGAAGGGTGCAGGTTCTAACTTAAAGGAATCTTGGGAGTCTGTTATTCAGCCCTGTATCTCTACACGTTGGTCTAAGAAGAACGCAGACCGTTGGGGTGCAAAACCCGGACGTGCTTTAATCATTAGCACTCCAATGGGCTATAACTACTTCCATGAAATGTATAACCGTCAAGATAGTGATGATCAGTGGAAGTCTTATACTTATACTTACACAGACTCTCCTTACTTAGACCCAGAAGAAATTGAGAGAGTAAAGCTAACACTTGATCCTCTTAAGTTTGCTAGAGAGTATTCAGCGTCCTTTGAAGACTCCGGTAACACTGTATTCTACACCTTTAATCGTGCAGAGCATATTGATAAAGACCTGCCTTACTTTGATGCTAAAGAAGATATCCATGTAGCTATTGACTTCAACGTCGGTATTATGGCTTCTGTTGCCTTTGCTCTCCGTGGTAATCAGATGCACATCTTAGACGAGTTTCAAGGACACCCTGATACAGAAACTCTAGCTAAACGTCTTGCTGAGAAGTACAAAGGACACCGGATTATCTCTTATCCTGACCCTAGTGGTCGTGCTAGGAAGTCTTCTGCTGCTGTTGGTAGTACTGACTTCTCGATCCTTACTGCTAATAAGATCATTACTAAAGCACACCAGAAAGCACCTCCTATCATTGATAGTGTAGCTGCTGTAAATAAGAAATTTAAGAACGCCAATGGTGATATCGACATGTATATTCACCCCCGATGTGTTAATACTATCAAATCTATTGAACGAACTACTTGGGTAGAGAGCAATCCCGACACAGCTACTATTTGCAAAAAAGAAGGTGTTGAACACTGGAGCGATGGTTTACGCTATGCTGTAGAATACTTGTTCCCTGTTCGTGGTGGTTCTAAACTCGTAACAAGAGGCTTCGGCTTCTAACTTAAGGAATACTACTATGCCAAGCGGAAAAGGTACTTACGGGAAAAAGGTAGGTCGCCCTACTAAAAAGAAACCCGTTAAGAAATAACAAACAAAGAAGGGAGTCGTTATGGCTTTAATTGAATACAAACTCGATAACGACTCTCTATCTTTTAATCTTGAACTATCCAGAGTAGGGCCGCAGGGTATTAAGGGTGATATTGGTTCTACTCTTAAAGGCTATGCGTTCTTGGACTTTGGCACTCAAAGTAAGACAGCAGAGGTTGTTGTAACTAATGTCTCTACAGTCGCAGAAAACTCTGTAATCTTACCTACTATGATAATAGAAAACACAGCTTATCACTCAGCTGATGAGTTACTTGTAGATCCCATTAGGCTAGCTGTTAAAGATATCGTAGCTGGTGAAGGTTTTACTATCTATGGTGAAATGGATAATGCAGAGGCTAACGGCATATACAAGATAAATTGGTCTTTATTATGAGGAGCATAAATAATGACACCCGAAGAAATTAAAATATCTGAAGAACTAAGGGTTGTTCGTGCAGTTAAGACTGCTGCTATCCTTGTTCAAAATCAAAGAATTCTAGCTAACATGCACATGAGGATAGAATAATGAGCTTAGAAGATGACGTAACTAATCTAACACAACAAACAACAAACTTGCTCAACGTATTCCTTACTCAAAAAGAGAACGTTGGAAACCAAATTAAAGTTGCTGTAGCTGAATCAGAAAATGCAGCCCAAGAGCCATTGATTTCCATGGCAGTAAATTTGATCGACACGCAGGTAATGCTTGTACAATTATTAAGTAGGCAATCAACATGACAATTGAAACACAAGTCGCAGCTTTGACTGCCTCTACTACCGCCCTAATTACTGCCGTTGGCGCACAACAAGTTACTGTTGATGACGCCATCTTGGCCTTTAACGCAGCTATTTTGACTGTTAACAACGACCTTAATAACGTTAACAACACAAGTGACGAGAATAAGCCAGTAAGTATAGCTCAACAAATTAAGTTTGACGAACTACAACCTACACTTGTATCTGGCGGAAACATCAGTACTATTAATGGTGTATCCGTACTAGAAGGCGGTGATCTAGTCATTGCCCGTAGCCCTACCTCTCTATCATCCTTGCCTTACGAATCCCGTGGCACTCTAGGCTACGACCCTGTAAGCCCTAACTTACCTAACGTAGTTGATGACTCTGTAGTAGTAGAGGGTATTGGGTTATTCATGTGGGTTGATACTACTGATGAACCTGAAGACGATGAGACTTGCTTCACAACACCTTCGGGTCAGTGGCTGTTAGCTCAACCCGCCTTTGACTTTATAGAAGCTTACGCTTTGATAGAAAAATCTATTATTGACGAAGTAGTTGAAGACTTTTTGCTTTCTCGCCTTGTACACCCCCATTAAAATTCTAAGGAAATAACACATGTCTACACTACGCTCATTACGTCTACTTGGATCCGTTGAATCCGGCATAACACTCGGTCCTGCTTTCAACACTTTTCTACAAGATCCCGGTCGGCTGTCTGAATTTCACGTTCTAATGTCTATGCGCGGTCAAGCACGTCGTATGGCTGCTAGTACAACTTCAATGACAGCTATTATGGCTTCTTCGATTGCGACTAACGCAGTGTTTGCTGATACAGACATTAATAACCCCATGGTAGCTAAAGCTATTGTTGCTAATCAAACAGCTATCACAACTGTTTCTAACGACCCCGTGACACTTAACATTATCGGCACAAACCCTATTTCTTGGAGTCTGTTTAAGAATTCTCCTTGGTACGAGTCCCGTATTAAAGAAGTTGTAGCTAACCTTGCTGATCTAGAACCAACTGCTTATACAACTGCAAACGATATTGTAACTAACCCTAGTGCAGCTGCAAGTGTTGTTTCTTATCCACGCGCCATGTCCGCAGTTATTGCTAGTCCTCCTACCTTTACCGCAATGGCGGGAAATGCTGTTGCAATGGGTATCGTAGCTTCTGACGCAGTTGCTACAGGTATCGTGGCTAATGATTACTCGGCTATTAGCATTGCTAGTTCTTCAACAGAAGCTATGGATGAATTTGCAGGCTCTAATGTTGCCATGCCAGTTCTTTCTGGTGCTGCTGGTGCTGTTCAAGCTATTGCCGCTAACCCTGCTGCTTGGCCTGTTTTCTTGGCATCACCTTACTTTGGTGCAAGTGATAAGACTATCATGCTTAACCTTGTTGGTCTTGATCCGAGCGACTATAACTCCTTTAATGCTGTTATTGCTGATGCAAATGCTTTAGCTCTTGTAGCTGCGAACACAGAAGCGGTACAAACTTTTGCAGGTAATTCTGGTGCAATGACTGCACTTACTGCAAGCGTTAACATTAGTGTTATCCTTGGTAGTGACGTTGCAATGGGTGTTATTGGCACTGACACAGCAGCCATGACTAGCTTTATTAACACAACTTCAGCTATGGTACCTTTGCTTAATAGTTCTGCTGCTAAAGGCTTTATTGTTTCTTCTACACCTCTTGTAGATGCCGTTGCAGCTAATGCCGCTATGGTTTCTTACATGATTGCTAACGGTGTAAAGACAATCCCCGCATCATTACGCGCTAGTACTACAATAACTTCACAGCCCTTTGATGGTATCCCTAACAAAGTTATGCTGCTTAAGCTGCGTGCAAACAACATTGGCGCTATCCCCGGAACCTATACTTTTGCTGGTAGCCCTGCTGCTGGTACTGGTGCAAGTGATGCTATTGCGCTTAAAGGTACTGTTATTGAAACTCGTGTTTCCGGTTATACAGACTTGTATTGGGGTGTTAGTGGTATTACCGTAACACCCGCAGTTTCTCCTGAAGTAACTTACTTTGACATGACTTAATATAATTAGAAAGGAACTATAGCATGGCTGTAGAAATTAAATCAGGTGCAGGTTCAGACTTAGCTACAGTTGACCCTCAGAGTAAGGCTATCCGAGTCACTCACTATTCTAGCGATGGGTTAGAAGTTTCCCAAGAGCTTCCTGTAAAACTAACTACCAACACTGCTTCTGCAATTAACGAAGACATTTTAATATCAACCATTGTAGAGCCTTATAAATTCGTATCACTACAAGTGAAAGGTACATGGTCTGGTGCTGTAACAGTTCAAGGATCAAACGACGGTATTCAGTTTTTTGATGTTGTGTTTCAAGATGTAAGTGACACAACTTCCCCCTATAGCACAAGCTTGACATCTAACGTCTTGATTAAAATTCCTGTATTGTTTCGAAGATTAAGAGTTAGGGTTTCAACATACAACTCTGGTAATGTCGAAGCAGAGGCTTATGGTTATCACGAAGCAAACTCTTTCAATTCAGTAAGTCAAGTTGGCTCTGTTACGCTTAGTCCTGAAACTGACAAGGTAATTGGTACTGTTAATGTAGCTGATCAAACCACTAGCTTGACTAGTATTATCTCCGCATCTGACACACAAGTATCTGCACCTGCGGGTGACGGTGTCATGGTCACTGGTACAGCTAGTGTCGATTCTTATGTAGGAGTTCCTACTTTTGCAAACGACTCCTCTTGGGTTGTTGAAATTGATGGTGACTTAGGAACAGGCACTACTTTTCATTTTGAAGGGTCTGTGAGTTCTACTAACGGCATAGATGGAAACTGGACCACTATTAACGGCAGACAAACAGGCGTAGTCAATACTTCCTTAGATTCTAAAACTACTACTGCGGGTTTCTTCCGTGGTACTCTTGCGGGGATTAAATTCTTCAGAGTACGTGCTACTGGCGGTACTGGTATTAATGCTGATGTGACTATTCATGTCGGTTATGGTTCAGGCGCAGTCTTCTTGAACGCTTCTATCCCAGAAGGCTCAAACAACATCGGCTCTGTAGCTCTAGCCACGGACAGTACAGTATCTCTAGAATCAGGAACTAACGTCATAGGTGATGTAGGTTTAACAGCAGGTAACAAGATCGGCTTAGACTCTGGTAGTGAGCTTATCGGTACAGTTAAGGTCATCCCTTCTATTACAGACTCTCCTGACTACCTAAAGTTTATTTCGGCAACAGGTGTCAACTCTACTGTTGTAAAGGCTTCGGCAGCTAACTTGGGAATTCTTCACATTGTTAACGGTGCTGCTACCTTGCGGTATTTTAAGTTATACAATAAAGCAACAGCACCTATCGTTGGAACAGACATTCCTTTGATTACTATTACACTATCTCCTAACTCTGCTAGTAACTTCACTCTACCTGCTCTTGTAGGTATTGATTTTTCAATTGGTCTTTCTTTTGCAGTACTACTCGGTGTACAAGATAGTTCAACCACTCCTTTTACTGTTTCAGGAGAAGTTACAGCAATGCTTGCTTACACTTAATAACAATAACAACTCTCCAACTGAGGTTCGAGAAAGGAAAATAAAATGGCAAGACTTAATAACCCAACGACTTCACAGCCAATGGGCCGTAGTCGTTTATCGTCTCCATCTAAGGATACAGTTAATGATAACGGTACAGTACTGGTTTCTGTTGTTGACGGTGAACAAATTCAAATGCAACTAACAGTAGGTTGGATGACTAACCTTTCAAGTGCAAACATCGTGGCTAAGATTGTTGAAGGTAGTAACTTAGGTGATGGTGAGTTGCCCGAAGGTACCGCTACAAACCCTATTGTAAAAACTTTGGTGATTTTAGATCAAGATGCAACAGACAACGTATTCAAGATTGTTATCCCAGAAGATTTGACTTCAACTTGGTCTCAAAAGGCAACACCTAATAAACCTGTTTACGGATTTATTGGGCTTGAGATTGATGACGGTGGGATTGGTTCTGCAAAACAAATCTGGAAGCCCTTGCGTGGGCTTGTAGAAGTCTTGTATAGCCCTTCGGAGGCTTAATAACATGACTACTAAGTACAGTTTAATCCTCTCTCCAAACGAGTACAGTTTAGAAATTAATGAAAATCAGGTATCTCTCTCTCTTAGTAGAGTAGGTGGACAAGGCTCTCAAGGGCCGCTAGGTTCTTCTATCGACAATGCTTATGTAAACTCAAGTAATGAACTTCTTCTTGTAATCAAAGATCACTTAGGAGGAGAGACTTTATTCAACGCAGGTGATGTTTCTACTAACTCGACCTCTTTAACCAACATTCAGATTACTTCTGTGCAAGATGGTGACATGCTGTATTATAACGCAGCTACAACCAACTGGGAAAATAAAGCTCATACTCTTACTACTGCTAGCGTCTCTGATATTGACAGTACTAACAAAGCGGACGGGGCTGTTCTCTTGTATGATGGTTCTTCTTCTAAGTACAAGGCCACTACACAAATAAATAATTCAAACTTATACTTAATCGGAGGGTCATACTAATGGCTACTAAAATTATTCTAAAAAAATCCGTCACTAGTGGCTCTGCTCCTGTAGCTGGTGACATTGATGTCGGCGAACTCGCTATTAACCTTGCAGACCGAAAGATTTATGCTAAAGATAATAGCGGTGCTATTGTACTCTTAGGCGGTGCTTATGTAGACTCTAGCGCCCCTGCTAACCCCGCCGAAGGTGACTTGTGGTACGACACTACAAACAACCTTTTAAAGGCTCACAACGGCTCTGGCTTTATTGCTGCTGGTTACTCAACACTAGCTGCCTTAGAAGATGTAACTATTACCTCTGTTTCTAATGGCGATTTCTTGCGTCATAACGGTACAGCTTGGGTAGACTCTACTATTCAAAACAGTGATGTTTCTGAAGCTATGATTACACAGCATGAAGACGCTATTACAATTGTAGCTTCTCAAGTAAGTGACTTCGATACTGAAGTTGCAAACAACTCTGCTGTAACAGCTAACACTGCCAAGAATACTAACGTATCGACTAACCTCGGTTACAACTCTGCTTCTAATAATGGTGTCGTTACTTCTTCTGATGGTACTAACGCCACTATTCCAGCTGCAACTACTTCTGCAGCAGGTCTTCAGACAGCAGCTGACAAGACTAAGCTAAATAATATTGAGACTGCTGCCGATGTAACAGATACAGTAAATGTTACTGCTGCTGGCGCTCTTATGGATAGTGAACTTACAAGTATTGGCTCTGTAAAAGAAATTGATCAAGGTCTAACAACGACCTCTAACGTCAATTTTAATAACATGATCCTTGCTGGCAACTTGACTGTAAATGGTACTACTACTTCTGTCAACTCTAACGAAGTAAACATTGGTGACTCTATCATCGTGCTTAATTCTGATGAAACTGGAACACCTTCTGAGAATAGTGGTTTTGAAGTTGAACGTGGCACTTCCACTAACGTATCTTTTGTTTGGAACGAGACAGACGATGCTTGGGATCTCTCTGATGAGACCTTGCAAAACGTAATCCTTGATGGTGGTACTTACTAACTCTACAAGGCCCGTACAATAAAACTCTAGGGGGTGGCTCTATAGTCACCTCCTTCCTCACAAACAAAGGAAAACAGCCCAATGGCAACTAGTTTAATTCATAAAAAATCTTCTACTGCAGGGTCTGCTCCAACAGCGACAGACTTACAGCCCGGAGAATTGGCCCTAAACCTCTCTGATAAGAAGATTTATTCAAAAGACACTTCTGGAAACATTATTGAATTTTCAGGAGAAGCCGCTGGGGTTCTACTCTATGCAGAGAAACCAGTAGCGCAAACAACACCTAGCGCTACAGGAAACAACTCCCTAGCGTTTGGTAGTTCTTCAGTATCTTCAGGAGTTAGCTCTGTTTCTTTCGGAGAAGCTTTGGCCCAAGGTGACTATTCTATCGCTATTAACATACAAGACAACACAAACACCTACGGCGCACTTGGCTTTGGTTCCATTGCAATGGGTGAAAACTCAAAAGCTGATAATATAGGCGCTTTGTCTATTGGTGAAAGCTGCACAGCTTCAGGCGAAAAAGCTCTAGCTATTGGTGAAAGCTCAATTGCTGCTGGTTTTGAAGGTTTTGCACTTGGCAGTCAATCCGAGGCTTCTGGTTATAGAGCTTTTGCCGCAGGTTTTAAGTCAATTTCTTCTGGCAGTTGGTCTTTTTCAATAGGTCCAAGAGAAGCCCTTGCTAGTGGTCATGGATCTATGGCTATTGGTCGGTTTGCAGAAGCTACTGGTCGCCACGCTGTTTGCATTAGCAGCACAGAGTTTGGAGAAAGTGTCGCCTCTGGTGAACACTCTTTTGCTATAGGTAATAAAGCAGAAGCAAGTATTATCGGAAAGATGGTTTACTCAGGTCCAAACTTTGGATCTCTCGGAGACGCTCAAACAGGAACCCAAGTTCTATTTGCAACAACTCTTGACGGTAGTTCTACTATTAGTTATTTGACTTCAAATGGTCAAAATAAAAGTGATGATAATCAAATCTGTTTAGCTCCTGATTCTGCTCTGACTTTTTCAGGAACAGTCATTGCAAGAGAAGATTCTTCAGATGGTAGTGAATACGCTAGCTGGGAAATCAAAGGTGTTGCCTTACGTGACACTGGACTAAACACTATTGTTTTAGGTTATTCTACAAGCACCAAGACGTTTTCTACAACTAACGCGAGTAGTTGGGCTATATCGATATTAGCAGACACTTCTCACGGTGCCATAACTATTAGGGCAGACGGAGAGTCTTCTACAAACATACGCTGGGTTGCCAGTATACAAACAAGTGAGGTAAAGTACTAATGGCTATTGAAATCGATTTTAACAGTGATAAATTTGGAATTACCTTTGAAAAGGCTTACTTTATTATTGTAAACACTTCTGTAAAACGTCAACAACCCGAAGAAGGTGAGAAGTTTGTTGCGGTTATTGACATTGCAGGTTATACTGACAAGTCTTTAGTATCTGTAAAAACCCCGTTAGAATTCAAACGCTACCGTGTTAATCTGTCTACAGTCGATAATTTTTCAGGTTCTAATTTCGTTGAACGTTGTTACAGCTGGGTTATGACACAACCTGAACTAGCTGGCGGCAAAAAAGTATAAAACATTAAAGCCTAGCCAAAAAAAAAAAAGAATGAGAAGGGCAATTCAAGTAGCAGGTACAGAGGTTCTTAGTAACGCTCGAAGCCTAAACAACATTACAGCAGTAGACTCTACTACCGTAATTGACGCTGGGTTCGGCGGCGGCCCTGTTGTTGCTGGTCACACCTATGAGGTTCAAGGAATTTCTCAAATTTAAGTTTCAAATACTGGACATGGTGTTCAAAATAACCTTGCCGATGAAGTTTACACTGGAGTTATTGGCTACTTGGCTTAATGTCTTTAAACTACACTAACTTATCATAAAACTTAAACCTTTTCTAAGGAAAACTTAACCTATGTCTAAGCAAAAACTTCGCAAGTCACGTCAAAAGCCTATTTATGAGCGTGATCAGCAGAATAATAATATGTATCAAGATACTAAGGTTAGCAACTTTAACGTGCTACCAAAGAACGAAAAACAAGACTTTCTTATCCACTCAATTGAAAGCTCAGTTATTACTGTTGCTATTGGTTGCGCGGGTACAGGAAAGACTTACTGTTCTGTAGGTACTGCCGCTAAGTTGTTTTTAAAAGGCGGTTACAAGAAAATTGTAATCACTCGTGCTAACGTCCCAACAGGTAAGTCTCTCGGAAGTTTCCCCGGAAATGTAGGTGAGAAGATGACACCGTGGCTTATGCCAA